GCTGCAGGGAGCCGCAGGCGCAGGCCCGGCGGCCGAAGACCGCCGAAGCGGACGGCAGTCCGCTTTAGCCCCGCCCCATATCCCGGTCCCTGCACAAATTCAAAGCTGTTTACTTGCCGCGGGTAAAGGATTTGAGGGCCCGGCGGATCAACTCATCCACAGCCAGGGAATCCTCCATGGGGGCGATAACGGCGGCGGCATCGGTCTGGCCGTAGCCCAGCGCCACCAGCGCACTGATGGCCTCGCTTTTAGCGGTATTGTGGATGGTTTCCGCCACGGTGGAAATGGTACCGATCTCATCACTAAACGGCATGCTGATGTCCTCATCGCTCACCTTATCCCGCAGCTCCAGGATGATGCGCTGGGCCAGCTTGGCGCCGACGCCCTGGGCGCGGGTGAGGGCCTTGGCATCCCCGGCGGCAATGGAGAGCATCAGCCGGTCGGGGGCGGAATCCGAGAGGATGGCCAGGGCCACCCGGGGGCCCACCCCGGAAACGCCGATGAGCATCCGGAAGCAGCGGCGCTCCTGCTCGGTGGAAAAGCCGAACAGCTCCATGCCGTCCTCCTTGACCCACAGGTGGGTCAGCAGGGTGACCTCCTGCCCACGGCCGGGCAGACTGGAAAGGGTGTGGGTGGAGGCGGAGCACTGGTAGCCGACGCCGCAGGCTTCCACCACGCAGTAGGTGGGGGCCACCTGGCGCAGCAGCCCGGAAATGCTGTAAATCATGTTTTCTTCTCCTTGTAGGTGATGGGTTTGCCGCGGCGGTTGCCGCCGCGAATCTCCGCCAGGGCGGCGGTAGGCAGGCGGCTGCCGCCATTGTGTCCATGGCAGATGGCAATGGCCAGGGCATCGGCGGCGTCATCGGGCTGGGGCACGGATTTGAGATTTAACAGGCGGCGGGTCATTTCCATCACCTGCTCCTTTTCGGCCTTGCCGTAGCCCACCACCGCCGATTTGACCTGCAGCGGCGTATAGCTGAATACCGGCACGCCCTGCTGCTCCGCGGCCAGCAGCAGTACTCCCCTCGCTTCCGCCACGGCAATGGCGGTGGTGCGATTGGTGGTGAAAAAGAGCTGCTCCATGGCGACGGCATCGGGGCGGTACTGGGTGATGATCCCCACCATGTCATCGTAGATCTGCCGCAGGCGGGTCTCAAAGGGAAGCTCCGCGGGGGTGGTAATGGCGCCGTATTCCACCAGCGAAAAGCGGACATTATCGTAATCCACCAGACCCACGCCCACGATGGCATAGCCGGGGTCGATGCCCATGATACGCACGCGTAAGCCCCCTTTCCCGAAGTCCTGTTTTTATCGCATTAGGGCATGACTGCCCATAATGATTCATCTTATATCGTACCACAAGAACGGATGTTCGTCAATAACAGAGAGCGATTTTTTAAGAAATATTCACAGATGAAAAAAGCGCCGGGCGGGCTGCCGGCATAGCGGGAAGGATGAAGCGGCGTTCGCGCCCTTTTTTGTGAAAGCCGATGATTTTTTGCAGGAAAATTTGTAAGAATGGGAGATTTTTAGGGGGATATGTTGCATTTTTGCTTGTGATACGATTATTTTAGAAGCAAAATATCCCGTAATTACTTGCTTTTTGAGCCAAAGTGTAGGAATAATGCAGAAATAACCTACATGTGACGGCTTCAAATCACATCTTATTTTCCATAAACTACGGTCGAACTGATATCTTTCCCGTCTGCGGAAAAGACTTTTGTAAGACGGGCAAGCTCCTTACCAGCAGCATCCGTAAGAACCGCTTCCATGTTAAGCATGTTATTCGAAAACTTCTTAACAAGCTTCTGCCCTTTAGAGTCGGTAGTAATGATTGTACTGCTGTTATCCGAAAAAGACTTCACAGTACGCCCAAGCTCAACTCCGTCCGGATCAGTTAGAACCGTGGTGCAGGTCAAGAAGTCATTTGAAAAGGTCTTGACCAAAGTCCGACCCTGTGAATCGATTGTGCTGATGATTGTGCCATCGTCCGAAAAATGTTTATAGCCATCTGTTAGACCAGCTGTAAGAATTCGGTCGATTTCATCGTAATCATCGCCAATAAACTCACCAGTTATCATTGTACCATCGGCCTGATGAGCTGTAAATCCCTTTTTAAGGGTTTCCTTGCTGACGGTGTCGGCGGTCAGATCGATTAACGTCCGGCGATTGTAAACGACCTTATTTACAGCCATTTACTCTCACCCCGCAATCGTTACCGTCACTCCCCCAGCAGGATTATCAGCTTCAACATAAGGAATTGCTTCAACTTCTACCTGAGACAAACAGTTATACTCTGCATCAGGTAGAATCGTCTGCTTTGCGGTGGACGGTGTAACTGTCTTAGCCTGCGGTTTCATGTTTTCCGAGCCGGACATTGTACCCTCAATGCCGAGGATAGTTACGCCCTCTCGAATATTGTTGGCAACCAGCTTACCTTTTTCGGTTGTGTCGATTCCCACTTTACCACTGCCATCGTGGAAACCCTGAGGAATTGTAACATCCTCATCTCTGGTAGTAATCTTCTTACTAACGGCACCATTATTCTTCATAGTACCTGTAAGTTTGTTGCCACTGACATACGCGGTCTTACCCGCCAGAATTTCAGCGGCAGCAGCAGTTGCATCCGTAGAATCTACGTCAAATGTACAAGTGCCCTCAATCTGGGCGCCACTCTTATCATGAGCCTTGGTTCCCAAAAGAAGCTTACTGGCTTCCACGGTATCACTGGTAAGGTCAATCAGGGTTCTGCCACCATAAATGACCTTGTTGATATACTGATTGGGCATTTAATTTACCTCCTCTGCAATGTAAACTGTAACTCCATTTTGAACGTTACTGGTTTCGAAATATGGGACTTTTTGAACTGTCACATCTTTCTTAAGCACCTTGTTGGCAGTGGGCAAAACCTGAGTATTAAAAGCGCTCGGTACCACTTCATATTCTCCCGAATAGACATTGTAGTTTATCACAGCAGATAGTTTACCAGATAAACCGCCTTTACAGGATAATTCGCCAGACAGTGTGCATAGTCCCGAGATATGTCCAGTAAGGCATTCGAACGCTTTTATACTGCTCATATCAATGCACCTCTTCCGTCAGCTTAAGAGTTGCTTTGGTAATGAAGGTGTCCACTTCTCCCGTTACTTTTGTCAGCTCGATGTCGTAGACATACTTGCCAAATGCAAGCGGCTTGGTGTCTTCTGGCTCAATGACTAAAATCATTGTGTCGATCGGGATTTCTTTGATGAGGAGAGGTGCTCCGTCTTCGTAGTCAGTTTTCATTGCGAACCGAATACGGTCCCCTTTAACAGGAACATACTGATTACCCTCCGAGTCAGTGATTGTGATAAGAGCCGTAAAAGTGTCTCCTCTGGTCAGCGTAATCATTGTCCCTGAAACAGAGTAACTCATAATCTCACCTCCTGTTAAACCTGCATTCCATTTTCTCCTTTATAAGTGTAAGTCGATTTGTGAATGGGTAATTTATTAACTTCCATCATAATTCGCTTGGCTGAGCCATTACCGCCTAATTTCTCATAAGGCTTATATAAGTATTCGTACAAATTCTCGTACTCGTCCTGCGAAATCCAGCCTCTCTCAACGTAGACCATGCCGAGATAGATAATGCGATCATGAGCCAGACCAATGAGCATTTGCGTTTCAAGATTATTTTGCTTATTCTCAGCAGCTTTTCGTTTGCTTCGCTCCTGGATGTATGCCCAAAATCCAGAAGAAGCAAGTATCGTCCCCAAAATGGTTAATAGCGTTTGCAACCAGGGTTCCATTTCCATATATCATCCTCCTTGAAGTCATAAATGAAATAAGAAGCTTGTAGGAAATATCACCCCAAACCTCTTTTAATTAGGCGAGGGAGCCCACCGTGAAGTAGACTCCCTGCCAATTTCGGTTAATCCACCGGATTACCGTTTTCGTCAAGGCCGAGAGCTTCCAGATCAGCCTTAACAGCAGCCTTGAACTTTGCCGGAACCTGATTAAAGGTTCGACGACCTGCGATGATGAGTGCGACATACAGTGCTACCATGTTGTTACCTCCTATCAAAATTTTGGATAAAATATAAAACATGGTTACTCCTCCTCAGCGATAAGATCGCCGTTGGTATCGTAGCCATATTCTAACAATTTTGCCTCGACATCTGCCTTAAATTTTTCAGGCACCTGGTCGAAGGTTCTACGCTTATTGATGATAAGCGTGGCATAAAGATTGACCATTTTTGCTACCTCCTCATTAAGGAATCATTGCTGCGACAGCATCATACAGATCAGCAATTGCTTCCATGATGGCAAGCTGCTGGGAATCACCAGTTTCCTGACCTGCCATGAGCTGAACAATGTTGTCCGAATCATTCGTGCCTTTAATGGCGTTTTCAGCCATAAGCAGATTGGTGTATTCATTGAACTCCTGAGGGGTCAGCGTCGCTTCCTGATAAGTCCAATAAGTGGTTTTTTCGCCCTGTTCTGAAGTTCGTGTAATACTCGTAACGTCCTTGCGGAGATATACGGTTCCAACAGTAACCTCAAGTGCAGTCGGTTGGACTGTGCTCTCGGCGTACTTGTAATTCAACTCCATGCGACTTTCCTCCTTTCGCAGTATAAAGACTGACGAGTTTTTGATATACTCGCTTCTCGTCGTATTTGTCATATCGTGAAACTTTTCGTTTCAATTGCTGGAAGCTGACACATGGTTTTATCCACTTCCGATACATCAAATAGGTATCGGTGCAGTCGATCCAGCCGAGATAAGACAACATTTGCCGAGCATCGAGTATGGTTGCTTTCTCCTTTTTGGAGATTTTGCGAGCTTTTCTCGTGGCCTTGTACATAATGGATTTTCGAAGAATCGTTCGATTACGATAAAAGCGAAATCCCATGAAGTCCAGGTCACGCCCCTGGTTGTTACCATAAGAAAAGCGAAAGACTTGCCAATTCGCTTTAAGTTCCAAGCCAAGCTCCATTTCCAAATAATCGGAAATAGCTTGTCTCATGCGGTGCAAAACCCTCTTGTTACTTCCGAAAATGACCATGTCATCCATGTAGCGCATATAGTGCACGGCACAGAGCTGCTCCTTGATGAAATGATCTAAACCCTGCAAATACCAGTTAGAAAGCCATTGAGAAGTATAAAAACCAAGTGGAATACCAACCTCTGTGACATCGATAATGCAGAATAATAGCTCCAACATCTTCTCGTCATGAACGGTCTTCTTTAACTTGGCTTTCAAACAATCATGTGGAATAGTATCGAAGAAATGGCGAATATCCATTTTGAGGACATACTTACAATTCTTCGGGTCAGTCCTGATCCACTTCTCAATAACCTGCTTTCCTTTATGGGCACCTCTGCCCGGAAGACTGGCGTAGCTGTGTTCGTACATTCCCTTGCAGAACATCGGCTTCATGGCATTTACGATGCAATGCTGAACAAGCAGCTCTTCCATCGTAGGGACAATAATAGTGCGCTCCTTGCGAGTAATCCCATCATAAATGTAAACCGGCACATGCTCGGCGTTTTCGTAGTTGACTATCCAGTCTAAGGATTGTTCAACTGCGGCATCGTCAGACATGTGCCGGTGTTTCATGATTTTACGGAATCTCTTGCTGTGCTTTGCTTGAGACAGAGCGTACCGTCGGTTCGTTTCGGATATTGTTTTTTCGTACAAGTGGTTATAGGATTTCATGTTCTCTCTTATCCTCTCATCCGCTTTCGACTTATTCTCAGCTACTCACAGATGCTTGCACCGAGTTAATTTTCACCAAGTGGTGAGGAAGAGATGCGGATATCTCTTGCCATTTTGAAATGGCGGCATACACTGCATTATAGAGAGCTTCTTATGGATAAGATAGAGCCGCGCCATTGTTCGAGTTCGAATTGGACGCCGTATTGTTCAGATTAGCGTAGAAAGGACCGACCATAAGGTCATTGTTCCAGTTGCCGCCGACATACGCGCTGGGCGCAGTGTATACCCCTAATATTTAATTGCTTTCGTTTACCCGGCGAACCTAAGGTTCTCCCGTCCTCTCCTCGCTGCTTACGCAGCAGCAAGCGGTTTACAAGAGAGAGCCGCGCCATAGGACGAGTACGAATTGGACGCCGTAAAGCTCAGATAAGCGCAGAAAGGACCGACCATAAGGTCACCGTTCCAGCCGCCGCCGACAAACGCATAATTGACCTGGCTGTTATTGTACCACATGCCGTCAGCCTCATAAGTGCTGCTCGAACCGCTTGCAGTAACAGGCAGCCGTCCGAATGCTTCCGTCTTCATGCTGCTGATGTAGCCGCCGGAACTGCCAGCCGGAGTAGCATTTGCGATCGTCTTATAACCGTTTCCGTCTGTGTTGTAGTCGGTTGCAGTAGAACCATCGTGAGTACCACGAGTAAGCTTGACCTTCTGCGTTCCATTGGCATTGATCCAGCCAGCAGTACGACGCCACAGGTTACCCCAGACATTCTCCATACCGAAGACCTTCACACCGGATGTCTGGTCATTAGAACCCCAGAACATACCCTTGGTATTCATCGTACCGGGGGCAATAGCATTGCTATTGGAACTCTTGCACCGTCCGTAGCCAAATGCAGTCTGACACTCGGTAGAACGAGCCATCATAACCAACAGATCCTGAAGCAGCAGTCTGTCCGCCAGCACCTCGGTATACCAGTCATTACCGTTTGCCTTTGCACCGTTAATATCAGCAGATGCAGTCATGTTAACATTATTTTCTTTGCCGCTAAGAGATCTCAATCTGCCGTTCACCATAGACCCAAAATAAATCGGGGTATAGAAATGATCGATCTGGTTGTTATTGCGGTCATAGTTACACCAGCAATCCCAAGTATCGTCCTGAGGAGTATCGGAGCAGCGGAAATGATAAACACCGTCCGACTCCCATCGCTTCGTGTAGATCTTCGACCATTCCATCATGGCGTTGCCGCCAAAGGAAGAGTCTGCAATCTTGGAAGTAGAACCGTCGACCTTCTTGGTATAGTCGTTAGGATTGAGATAGTGATCGACAACGCCTGCATAAGTCAGCATACAAGGACGAGGCATGAACTTTTCACCCGGATCAAACACCCAACCACCATAATTGAACTTACCGGTGCTGAAATTCATAGCCGCCGGAGTAAATGCAGCGTTATCCACATCAGAAGGATAAGTTACTCGTCCGGTAGGGCTGGAAGTCGCTTTCACCAGATCGTAACCGAACAGATAATCTCTCTTCTTCGGCGTTACGCTGGTTCTGTTTGCCTCGCTGCGATTATAGGCACCGGTACTGGTGTAAGGGAATGCGGAATAGTAATACACCACTCCGACTGTCACATTGGTATCCGTATAAGTGCCGTTGGCAGTGATGTTCTTGAACAGTTCGCCCTCCGTTTCACTGGTCGGATAACCAGTCGTGCTCCTACGGATAATAGCGCCAGCAACACCACTCGGAAGCTTCGCCGTGATTTCTACCTTAACGGTATCAGATGCCGAGACATATACCGACTTAGCGGAAAACTCCTGCATCGGCTCCGGTTCATTTACAACTACACGATTAGCCTTGTTCCGGTTATACACACCCTGAGTGGTATAAGGGAACGCTGCATAGTAGTAAGTTCCGGTAGGCGATGCACCACTATCTACGAAGACAGTGGACGCCTTAATGTTGGCGACCAGATCGCCATCGAACTCATCCTTAGGATAATCGGTTGTCTTCCTCCGGATAATCGCACCTTCCACGGTGCAGAGCGTCTGGTTATTCACGACTGTGTCGTTGGGAAGTGTAGCCGTAACTTTCACGACGCCACTCTCAACAGCCACGCCAAACGCCAGCATATTGGACGGCTCAATGCCGCCGAAGAAGTGTCGGTTTTTACCGAAAATCAGATCTTCTTCCGCCATTTTGTTTGTTCTCCTTTCGCTTTAAGAATAAGTTACAACGGTGCTGATAAGCTTGCCATCGGAGTCAAAAGTCTTAACGGCTCTCGCCACTTCTGCTCCCGCTGCACTTTTCAGCACATTTGTCATTGTCAGGAATCCGTCAGAGAAAGTCTTAGTCAAAGTTCTGCCGTCACTTGCAGTAGAAGTGATAACCGTACCGTCGTCCGAAAACTCTTTGGTTCCGTCTTCGAAGCCAACCAGCAAAATCCGTTTGACTTCTTCCTTGTCGATCTCAAGTTGTAGATTTCCTGCGACATCACCGCTGAGCTGGTCTTTCATCTGGTTATACCAGGCAAGAAAATCAGCCTGCTCAGATGCAATCCACTGGTCAAGAACGGTCTGCTCTTGCTGGAGGTCGGCTTTCATTTTATCGAACCAAGTCGTGAAATCGCTTTCCTCCTGAGCAATCCAGTCATCGACTTCCTTAGATCGTGCATCAGTAAATCGATCAAGCTCATCCTGCCATTTGCCAAGCAACTCGTCCAGACTGATCGTCTGAAGAATGCCAGTTACAAATGGAGTAGATTCTGTGCCAACCATAGGGGTAATATCAGCTTGGTTAATGACCGCAGTGCCATATTTTCTGTAAATATAACAGAGAGGGTACTGATGGACATTTCCCTCGTTCGTCAAAGTCGGTCTCGACGGTGCGCTGGACGGATTGCCTTTGACAAATTTGATAGTGTTATTACGAACTGATTCCATTCCGTTTACTTCCAGAACCACGGCATCAATACGATCAAGAAGCACCTCTGCTTCCGGGGCGGTCATCGGCAGGATGCTGTCATTGACTGTCCATGTATGGTCGAACCAGGCTTTGCCGATACCGACATTCACGGTAAGACCGCCTGCCGCCTTCACAGCAAAAGCGGTTCCGATAGAAGCAAATACACCATCGATGATGAGTCCATCAAAGATAGCTGACATCTGTGCAGCATTGTATTTGCGGTCACCGTTAAGTGAATTGAAAAATCCGCTTGATACGCTCATTCAGTTTCTCCCTCCTTACTTTGAAATAGTTTTGAAGGTCGGATAAATTGACAATCCTTCCTCACTGTTTGAGATGACCAGCTCTGAAATGTAAGCTGATCCCTCATTGCCATATTCATTGGCGATTTGAACGATGTCTCCGATAAAGAAGTCCTCGCCGTATTTGAAAAGTCGAGTAACTTCAACCTCTCCTTCGAATGCAGTGGTTACAATATGGTCTGCCAGATTCTTCAAACCTTTTGTCCGAAGCTGCGCCATAGGCTTGAAAGTGCCAGCCGGTTTTCCACCATACTCCAATTTTGGGTCAAATCCTTCAAGTCCCTTCAGAGGAGGAGTGGAAGTAATCTTGACCTTGCTTTTACCAGAGTTACAGGGGATGACCATGACAGTATCACCATCAAAGTCAGCACCTGAAAGCCGTTCCGCAACCTTACTGTTAATACCGATTGCATCTTTAGGTGTATTGCCAAGGATTCGACGAGCCTCTGCCTGCTTGTTATTCACTGTAAGGATAGGAATCTCAAAAGTTCCGCCATGGGGGTAACGAACCAAAGCTACTGTTTCACCATTCTTGTAATTCGGGGCATACACTTCATTGTCTTTCATCGAAGTGATAGGTAGGATCACCTGATATTTCTGACGAGGAAGAGCAGCTGCCTGAAGGTGCACAGCAGCAGAGTCACAATCATCCGCAAAGGATTTCAGTAATGATTTTTTGACCGTCGGATTTGTCAGTGAGCAGATTTCATCAAATTCAGCCATCTTATCAGATGCCGCCAAGTTCAGCTGTTTATTGACCAGACTCAAACTCTGCTTAGAAAGAAACTGGGATGGGAGTTTATCCGCCCATTCACCCCAGTCGCCCTCTTCGGCACGCTTATTGATAAGGGAAAGCTGTCGTTTGCCATCAGCATCGATGTAATAGCTCTGCCCACCGGCTTTGATAAGTGAACCGAACGGATTGTCAGGGTCATCCTTGACCTTCTTCAGAACATCCGATGTCGGAGTGCCCTTTTTCTTATTGGTGTTGAACATTACATCCACACCATCAGGAAGATCATCAGAATAAACAGCCATTCCTTTCAAATATCTATTACCATCCACCAGAATGCGAACCTGAGCATAATGGGAATCGCCAAGAGACAAGTCATCTACACCGCGACGAATTTCAATGACACCATCTTTCTGAATTCCGCCGTCTTCTGCATAACGGATTTTCAAGCGACTTGAATCCATGCTTTTGGGATAGACGAACTTATCGAAAGTCTCGCCGTCATCATGAGACACATAGTCTCTTACGGAATGAACACTCTCAAAATTATAAATCTCTTTATGCTCTGTTCCTGGAGGGCAGAGAACCTTGATGTTTGTTTGCTTACCCGGGTTTGTTACCTGAGGGACACCACCGCCATAGATGGGATAGCCTTCCATTTCCAAAATATAAAGAGCCTGGTTCATTTTCTCTTTCGAAATACCAAGCTCTCTTTCGACTCCGGTTCCGACATCGATCATGCCTTTTTCCGAAATCTGTTTTTTCAGAAATTCAGCGGTCTGCTTTGCCTGATTCATACGAGCTTCGGAACTCTCATTCAAAAGCGAGCGAACCGAAGAATCGTTAGCAAAGCCCATCTTATCAGCGATTTCATTCAAACTATAACCCTTAGTACGAAGAGCCTTAGCCGTAGCGACATCAGCAGAACGGCGTTCATCCTTTGCAAGGCTCATCTGGGTACGAAATTGGGTTGTACTCAAGCCCATAGATTTTGCAATAGCTACTTCTCCTGTGTAAGTTTTTCCATCTTTATCGGTAAAGGTGAAATTGGACTTTTTCAGTTCCTCTACACGGGAAAGAAAATCACCGCTGTGCTGATAAGGGTTATCACCCGAACCCCAAGGATAACGACCAGACCTTCTTGGCATACCGTAATGCATTAAAATATCATCCGTGAGACTCATGGTTTAACCCTCCTGTTCTCTGATTTTTCTAATAACCTTGTCGAAAGTAATAATCTTGTCCATGATTGGAACAATATCTTCGGCAGTAGGCGTGTGATATAGAATTTCATTGTTCTGATACAGACGAAGTTCCATCTCGATTTCCGATGGTTTCACCTTGTATTCTAAACAAAAAAGAGCAGCGTATATTTCAAGCTGCTCCATGTGCGCCGGCACAACACCGGTCTTCAAATCGTGAATACGAAGCGTACCATTCCGAAACACAATCGTATCGGCAGTGCCAAAGCAATTTTCTGAATAGAACAGAATCTGTTCAGGCACCATACGAAAACTAATTGCGTCATTGACATACATATTCAATGTTTTCTGTGACTTGGGGAGTTTTTGCCCCAAAGTGATACATTGACATGCAAAGTCATGTAGAACGGTCCCTCGCTGTGTGGCCAAAAACTTTGAATAAGCATCGGCTACTTTTGTTTCATCATAGTTAATCCAATGATACTTGCTGGCACCAAGAAAAGCGTGTTGCCCTTCAAGATTGGAATGATTGTTGAAGATCATGCAGCACTTCCTCCTTGTTCTCGGGGCAAATAAATCTGGAAAAAGACATCTCGTCCATCTTGCCCACATAATATTCTTGGTTCGGTTGCTTTTTTGCGCCAGCGTGTTGTTTACATTCCAGAGCAGCCCATTTGTCATTAAACAGAATAAGCAGATCAGGAATGCCCTGTAAATATCCAGAGTCGCTTTTCATCACGATGCAACCCGGAAAAAGTTTCTTAAGCTCCTTAATGAGCTTCGATTGAAATTGACTTTCGAGCATTGGCAAATGAGCCTCCTTTCATGTAGTTTTTCAAAACTGAAAAGAGAATGTCTATTCTTAAAAATAGCTTTTTTACTCCTCTCTTCATAAAAGGGAATGTATTTTTCGCGCGGCGGAAAAAGACATAAAAAAAAGACCGAGACACCGTTTAAGCATCTCGGTCAAATATAAAGTTGTTTGTTATCGAGCTTCTACACTTACTGGATCAAGTTCAAAGAGACCGGTATCAGAATTGTAGCTCCGCACTTTAGCTTGTATTCTTACATTGCTGCCAACTTTGATATAATCAGCAAGCGTAAGTCCGTCTCCTAAATCATATACCCCAACATCCTTAAACTTAAAAGTTGGACCAGGGTTTGCAGTATTTTCATCCACATAGTCTCCCGCACTGATTAGCAAATCATATCGAGTGTCGTAGTTATCGTGGTTTGTAAGATATGTAATGCAGCCATTAAACTCAATAACCTGGTTCTTATGAGCCTCTGCAAAATCGGCATAAGATTGGTCAATATCTGCTTTAAGAGAAAGTATTGCTGCCAATTCCGGAGAATTATCTACTGTCAAAATGTCAACAGCGGGCTCTTCGGTTGAAACGAATTCGCTATCTGTTTCAGAAGTTTCTTTTTCCGGGAATGTGTGATATGTGATTACGACCTCGGCATCAGCCGGATACCAAGTATCAGCAGAGTATCCAGTATCGCCATCTACGGAAACAGATTCAACCTCACCGTCTTTTGTAAGCCAACCGGTAACAAGGTCGTCAAGTTTTTCAAGTTTGATGTTTGTGAAACCACTACTTTCAAATTCGTCAACTACTTTTTGATAATCCTTGCCTTTTTGAATACTGGAACCCGATGGAGTTTTAGCTTCTCCTTCATGCCCCTCTGAACTGCAACCTGCAATCGTAAATATCATGACAATCGCCATGCACGCTGCCAAGAACTTTCTCATCTCATTATCCCATCCTTTCCGAGGGCATTAAAAAAGTGCGCCCCCACAACGAGAGACGCACTGAAAAAGTGTCAACCCTCATTGTTGCCACACAATCTCAATCAAGCCGCAAAGGGACAAATGAAATGAGTAAAGAGAGAAAACACTTTTTACCAAAGCAGTTTTCCCTAAACGACTTGAACATATTAGATTGTGTGGCTCTTATAGTATAGCACAGCCTAAAAGAAAAAGGAAGAACTTTCAGTAAAAAGTCTTGACATTTTAGTCTACTTGTGCTATGTGTTCCGACCTCTGGCCAAATGCCCACTTTTCTCGCCCTATTTATATATTTATTAAAACTTTTTATCGCAATTAAATAAGAAATAAAAGTGGGAAAGTGGGCTTTTTTCACAAGAAAAATTTCAAATCGGCGCAAATCGGCCATTTTGGGGCAAAAAACGCCTAAAAAGTGCCATTTTCAGAAAATGCCTCCGAATTTTTCTGCCCACTTTTGGTTTTCAAAACCGGGCTTTTGCCCACTTTTTCTGGGCTTTTTTCAAGAAAATTGTCCGTACACGCTCAAAAAATTTTTCAAAAGTGGGCTTTTGCCCGAATCCGCCAAACAAAACCGGGCTAAAATTCACACAATTTTCAAGTATGTACGGACTCATTTCTCTCATCTCCAAACCCGTCCGTTCCGTTTATCAACCAGAATAATCCGACCTTCGATCTCAAAGTCAGCCAACTCACACAAGTAAAACAGTGTATGCAGCAGCCTATGAAATCTTTCGTCTTCTTCACGCTCAATGTTCTTGAGGGCTTCATAAGCGGTCGGGTCAGAATATCCTTCGGCATTTCGTCGAGGATTAGTAGTGTTCGCCATGATGCAGGTACTCCTTTCTTCTAAGTTTGTTTCAAGATTGCTACGCCTTCTTTCAAGCTTTCCGGAATATCAATTACTCGCTGGTTACGGCTTCCTCTGAAATCAAGCTCCAACGATTTTTCAGCCTGTACGAACGGGCCGTCAACAAGCACATCGATATGTTTCAGAAGCTCGATGCCTTGCCTGTACAAGTCTTCAAAAAGATAACCAGTGTAACACCAAACGCTGAGCCCCATTTCATGAGCTTTTTCAGCGATCAGAGCACACTGGTAAATCTGACAGAACGGTTCACCTCCGGAAAGGGTGATGCCGTCTATCCAATTTTTTCTTTTTGAAATATTATCGAGTATATCTTCGATCGACACGACTTTTCCGCCACCGAACGGGTGAGTTTGAGGATTATGACAGCCGGGGCAATGATGAGGACAACCCTGTGTAAATATCACATATCGGATGCCTTCTCCATCGACAATGGACTCCGGCTCAATCCCCGAAATTCGAATCAACTTCATGTTTGACACGATCTCGCTCCTCCGCACGCTTAGCATCATTCCACTTATCAAGAGTTCCGACCAAATATCCAGTGATGCGACGAATGCGTTCGAACGGAACTCCATCGGCTTCGCTCCGTCCGCAGCAGGGGCATGTATCATTGATAATACCGTTGTAACCACAGACAGGATCTCGGTCTACAGGATGATTGATGCTTCCGTAACCGATGCCGGCTTCTTTCATGTGTCTTACAACTCGTTCGAAAGCAGCCAGGTTTTTGGTCGGATCACCGTCCAGTTCTACATAGGAAATATGACCGGCATTGGTAAGAGCATGGTATGGAGCTTCAATGTCGATCTTCTTAAGAGCCGGGAGATGATAATAGACCGGAACATGAAAACTGTTGGTGTAGTAGTCACGATCGGTAACTCCCTTAATAATACCAAATTCTTTTCGGTCAGCTCTAAGTAAGCGTCCGGCTAAGCTTTCAGCAGGAGTAGCAAGACAGGTTACATTCATACCAAACTGCTTACTTTTCTCATCACAATAGTTCCGAATATAACCTACAATTCGCAGACCAAGCTCCTGAGATGCTTCATCTTCACCATGATGATGCCCTGTCAATGCCACAAGACACTCTGCAAGCCCACAGAAACCGATAGAGAGTGTTCCGTGTTTCAGCACCTCTCCAACCTCATCGTCCGGTCTAAGCTTGTCAGAGTCCATCCATACGCCTTCTCCCATGAGGAATGGAAAGTTTCTAACTACTCTTGACGCTTGAATCTCGTATCGGTCGAGAAGCTGCTGCATGGTTTTGTCGAGCATTCCGTCAAGCAGTTTGAAAAACTGAGGAATATCGCCATCGACCACAATAGCAAGCCTCGGAAGATTGATAGAAGTGAAACTCAGATTACCTCTGCCGGGAGCGATCTCACGAGACGGGTCATAAACATTACCCATTACACGAGTACGGCAGCCCATGTAGGCAACCTCCGTTTCAGGATGACCGGGCTTGTAATACTGGAGATTGAAAGGTGCATCAATGAAAGCGAAGTTAGGAAACAGCCGCTTTGCACTGACCTTCATCACCAGTTTGAACAGGTCATAATTTGGGTCATCGGGATTATAGTTGACTCCCTCCTTGACACGGAAAATCTGAATCGGGAAGATAGGTGTTTCGCCATGACCGAGTCCTGCTTCTGTAGCAAGCATAAGCTGATCAATAGCAAGACGACCTTCCCAAGATGTATCTGTGCCATAGTTAATAGAGCTGAACGGAACCTGAGCGCCGGCACGGGAATGCATGGTATTCAGATTATGAATAAACCCCTCCATAGCCTGATAAGTATCACGAGTAGTTTTTTCCATAGCGTAGTCGAGAATCCACGCTTTATCTTTCAGATCGTTGAGGCGTTCACAAATCTCATAACCTTCTTTCAAGTATTTTTGATATGTGTAACGGACACCCTCGGCCATAGCATAATCGAAGTCCACGACACTCTGTCCACCATGCTGGTCATTTTGATTAGACTGAATGGCAATAGCAGCCAGAGCAGCATATGAGCCGATGCTTTTTGGTGCTCTCAGATGACCATGACCGGTATTGAATCCATTCTTGAAGAGCTTGCGAAGCTCAATCTGCGTGCAGGTCGTTGTCCATGCATAGAAGTCAAGATCGTGTATATGAATCCAACCATCACGGTGGAGTTCCGCAATTGCAGGTTTAATTAAATACTCCAAATTGTACTCCTTGGCGGTATTGGCACCATATTGCAGCATAGCCCCCATAGGGGAGTCACCGTTGATGTTGGCGTTATCTCGTTTCAAATCGCTATCTTTTGCCTGAAGAACGGTAATGCTATCAAAAATAGCTTTTACCTTTTCTCCGAATTGTTCATTCATAGAAAACCCTCCTTAAATATCATCCTGATCGCGATGCAGACTGTGTTCAGCGTCGAAACCGTCCGGATACCTGGCTTTCAGTTTATCCACATTTATCTGCATGATGGTTTCAAGGTCGTACCCAATGGCGTTTGCGCTTACAGCGAGATACCAAGCCACATCTCCAAGCTCTTTAGCCATATGTGCAGTGTCCAGTTCGTGCCCCTGAAACAGATGTTTTTTCAAAATATCAATTGCTTCGCCGGCTTCTCCGTTCAGTCCCATTAAGCCATTGAGCAGAAGTCTCTCAGGCGGTAAATCTCCTGGGGCTGTGCGAAGAGCTGCCTGCTGATAGTCGTTCGGTGTCATATTTTTTCCTCCTGTGATTACGATTTACCAGTGCAATAGCCTGGTTTATTTGAATATCAAGCTGACGTTGTTCTTTTGCTTCCCGCAGACGGTCATGAACGGCCTGAATATCCGCTTTTGTCGCTTCTCTGGCAAGCATAGTTTTCTCCTTTACACAAAAATAAGAGCCAAGGTTTAACCTCAGCTCTTACATGAGTTATTGTTTTTTCGATTCGTGGTATTTCCAGGCTTCACAAACCGTTTCCTTACATTTCGGATAATCAGGGCGTCCACATTTGTTGCAGATAAGCTCTTCTCGTCCGAGATCCGGAATATCTTCTTCAAATTCTTTGATAACAGTTGTCCATGTGCCGTCTTTTCTTCGAACCGGACAGGACATTCTGGATTTGACTTTCATCGGCATCGCCTCCTTATAGTATGTTACCACAAATATAACAAAAGTAAAAGGGCTTGTTACGGCCCCTTTACCTTTGAAATCGAGTAACTTACGAAATCATGATCTTGTAGCGCTCGTTCAGCTCTTCGAACACTTCCTGATCTGCTGCAATGCTGATATGAAACTCAATCTTGCCCTTTTCGTTCAACACGGTTTGGACAGCAGGTTGAAGTTTTTCAGCAAACAGCATCCTCAAACAAGTGCCGAGTTGCCGATCATTAACTGCCAGAAAATAATTCATTATGCGTTACCTCCTTTCATAATAGGGGGTGTATTTTTCGTGCAGGAAACCGTTTATTAGAGTTTCTCCGTCTCGATAAGGTGCTCACATTCATGTGGGTTTTCATCCGAGCAGACTTTATATTTATCCCAGTATCTCGGGCATTCATGTTCCTTTGCGTTTTTACTGCACATCGTCCATAGTGGACACAGCTCTCCGTAATAAGGAAGCTGATTGACTACGAATTTCATCATCTTTCATCCTTTCTTTTCGCCAGTAATCAGCTCAGAATAAGGCAGACTCTCAATCCAGTCACAGAATGTATGCCACTCGTCGAGCTTGTGGTTCCGACGGGACTTATAGATGTTCGCCAGAACCTCGTAGTTCAGCATAACTGTCCGGCGCTGGTTGTAAGAGCTCGGGAGAAGCTGGATCATCTGCCACCAATCCTGTTTATCCTTGGTTTCAAGGTAGTTTTCACGATATGCGTTTAGCATCTCGATCGTGCATCTAAGAATATCAAGAGGCGTCATCCATACCTTGTGTGGCGAAGTGATATCTTCATCGACGATTACGCTCTCGATCCAGTTGCGATGATAAGGTTCGCGATCCAGATGCTCGCAACTAAAATCCGCCAACGTAAACTCCTTATCCGCAATCTTATGCATCGTAGAGCAGGAGTTGGCGACCGTACCAACCTTATAAGTATCAAACTCTTTCCACCAGTATAGCGGCGCAGTGATGTCGAGATAGACAGTAATCATCCGCATGAACTTACGGTGATCGGTGCCGGCATTGCGAAGACGAGACATAAGGTCGAAATCGTTGGGACCAAGACGATAATTTTCGGGTTTTATAACATCACCGAATTTATCCCCGATCGCATCGCAATAACCACTATCACTCTTCTCCCAAGAGTTCTTAGGGTTCCTCATGCCACGAATGGCGTGTTCCCAGCCCATAACCTCGGTGTTTTCAATTTTCAGCATTTTCTACCTCCGTAAGCTTCGTCCGAATCATTTCCAGAATTTCTTCTACAATCGAACGAGTGTTATTGTGTAACTTAATATAGGATTCATGGTCTTTATACCAAGCAAACATTTCGGAAAGATCGCCTTTAATCCAACTGAATGCCCACCAGTCACAGATCATCTCGATAATGTACGGGTACGGCATTTCGATAAGGATAGTTCCTTCTTTAGGTTCATCGTTAATTAAGACCCAATGCTGCCAATGATGGGGATTTCGGTGGATATGCATAAGCCATGCCCGGTTAAACGCCTCGATGATTGCTGGGGTTTGCTCCCCATAGAAATAGTTGTCATAAGGCGTGTACTCATCTGGCGTATTCTTCGACATATCATGGAACTCAATATTTCGAGTCGCCTCCACATCTGTCAGTTCAGGAATATACGCAGCAATCCACTGATAAGCCTTTTTTACAGCTTGCCTGTGTTTTTCCAGATATTCATCATATTTTTGAGACATTGGATTCTCCTTTCTGATAGATAACCCGATCGCAAGCAACTTTGTTTACCACGCTGGTTGTGTAGTCGATTGTAGGTACCTCATGCTGCTCGAAATGGATTACTATGGAAAAATCAGTGATTAAATCATTTTCGGGATGCACCATCGATTCAGCTCGGTTGATAAGTTCTTGACCTGCGTCTTTTATTTGCTGAACAAGAGCATTACGATACCCATTAGCCATTTTTTTCGATCTCCTTTCTCAATTTATGAGCCATAGCCACCTGTTCCTCAAGCCTCGGCATATGAGGGCAGGGGTAATAGAGACCACAAAATAGACAAGTAACACCTCTCGTAAGAGTAAAGCATCGATTGCATAAAACCCGACAACTTTCTTTAAGTGAATCGTTTTCATTTTCGAGTTTTGAAAGCTTTTCATGGTATTCAGTCTGAAGGTCTGACAACTGTCTTTTCAGTTGTGCATTCTCTTCGGTAGCATCTGACGAAAGTGCCTTTCTGAACTCCTCAAGATTCATGTTTCTTTTTCTCCTTTCAGAAATATCACTCTTGATCGAGCCGTGCCTGTTTAAGGATGCGACCAATTTCGTAAACGGATTTTGCCTGTGCAATTTTTCTCTTAACTTCTTCGCTATAGCAAAGTTCCGTCGCAATATCAATCGCATCCTTTTTCTCGGCATCAAGAATTGTTTTTGCTTTCATAGTTCATCGGTTTGTGGGAATTTGTATTGCTGGGTTCTGCGAGACAGTCATTGCACGGGTCTTTGGACTCTTCAAGACCATGGTACTTGCAAGATTTACAATACTGGTCAAAATAGACTTCCTTTTCTTCATTCATCTGCAAAACCTCCTTACAAAATCCACAGAATGCACTTCACAGTTAAAGCAATGACGATGGCAGAAACACAAAGACAAGCTACCAGCGCGATAGCCTGCCCGATTTTATAAGCGACAGTATTCATTCTGTCTGAATTGTTGGTATTGTTATGCATATTCAGCCTCCAAACTGAAGTCCGAGATGAGAATATAAATCTTTATAAAGGATCTTCTCCAACTCGTCCTTATACATTGTTACTACTTTGCCGTCTACTACACGGCTTACGGTTTCTCTCAAAATGGGAGCTGCTATATCAGCAGTAACCGGGGCTTTGGCATCTGCCATAATCGGTTCTGGTAAATATCCTAATGCTTCCATTTTCTTGTGCTCACAGGTCTCGACAAAAGGACATTCACGGCATTGCTTCGTCAGTCTTGCCAACGCCATCGTCCGTCACCTTCTTTCTCAGGTATCGCTCAATGTTTTTGCACCGATTTCGATTTGAGCATCGTATGACCGTGTCGGATATGACGATCTCTTCACTCATTCCGTATGCTTTTTGCGGTCGTTGAACATCTGGGTCGAAGTCCATGCAAGCAGAGCAATACTCCGCGACATCAATTGTTATCATCTTTTCTCCTTTCTCAGGCAGCTTTGGGTTTATAGCTGCCGACATACTTGGTTTCGTTGAAATTCCGCTTTTCGCTTAACGCTCGACTGATAGCCAAATCAATGCCAGAACGGGATTTCAAATGGTAATAATATAAATCTTTGAACGGAGTATTTAAGCGATCGGTTCGCCCAGCTGACTGCTTCATAATTTTGTAGGAGTAATTCTGCGAGTAGAACACAATGGTGTCTGTACTAATGCAGTTCCAACCTTCGGCTCCAGCAGTATACTGAACCAGATACACCCAGCTGTCGCAAGTCGGGATCGGTTGATGCTTGTGACCGTTCCATTCTGCAATCTCAACATTTTCTCCATAGTAGAGATTTTTCAGAATATCAAGCTCGTAGTCGAAATTGTAGAAGACGATCATTTTAGGATGTTTCTCAAACAGCTCCATTAGAGCGATTTGCCTGGACTCGTCCTCATTTACGATGCGTCGCCATACATAGCAAAGTTCTCCGGCGTTGACAATCGGCTCGTTTTTATATGGGTTCCAGCGAAGACGACTTGTCTCTTTGTACTTCGCAACATCATAATTGACATAAACATCCTCATGGTGTGAACAGGTTTCCCTCTTGAAATCCATATCCACAAGAATGCGATTGCGAAGTCGGATGAGTCGTCCTACCCCCAAATATCTGTCTACTTTTGGATACTTTCCGTTTACCCAAGTCATGACCATGTGTTCTTCCTTGAAGGCAGTCCGGTTTTTATAAAAGCCGTTTGCAACAAAGACAGGAATATAATCCTCCCATGTATCACCTGGAGTTGCCGACAGCAAGATCCATTCGTTAAACTTGGCAATTTTCAGGAACGCCTTAACCCATGCTCCTGAACCGACAACACGCTGTTCATCAAATATAAAGAATGCGTCCGTAATCGTTGCGTACTTCCCAATGTTATTCCAGGAATCAACGACGACCTTATTCTTGTAAGTATTGACTTCTGCATGAACGGAGAGAAGGAAGGGCGAAAGCTCACCCTCCCATTCTAAAGTGTCTCTTTTTCTCGCCGTGGTGATGATGTACAGGTCTTTTGGCGTATCTGGCATCCGAATATAATTCTTTGTGCCGAGCTTACCGCCATTTTGCTTGTAGTAGTAAGCCAAAGCTGTTCTGGATTTGCCACTGCCAACTCCACCACAGAGAATACAGCCGTTTTTCATTCTCTCGACAGCATCTAATTGGTAGTCTCGAAGTGATATACCTGCCATCAGCGTCCTCCGAAGATCCGACGCATTGTCCAAACCGGAGAGAAATACATCGGTGTGTACCAATAGTTCTCTTTATTGTCGTTATCTGTCATCGGCTCTGTCAGAGAATTTCCGACCTTTACATATCCGGCTACGCCCAAAAGTGAAAGTTGAATATAACACATCAGTGCTACCGTTTTGTCGATGTCCTGTGCAACAACAAGCACATGGTTCTGATAGTTGATATGAGCTTTTTCCAATCTTTTTCTTGCAGCATGAATTCCGGCGATCAAAGTAGCACCCGCACCACAGCAAGGGTCATTGATGGAAATATAACCATCCTGCTCAACCTTTTGAACCGTATCGTCCATAGTCACCTCAGCCATCAGTTCGCACACATGATATGGCGTGAAGAATTGACTGCTGTTCTTGTTTCCAAGGTTTAATGACATAAAAATACTGCCAAGAAAATCTTGTTCGGGATTTTTTTCTAAAGCTAAAACAGTCTGTGCAGCCAGTTCAGGAAACAAGGCCTGCTCCTGCTTGTTGTATTTTTTGATAGTTTTCAAATATAACGCTTCACGCTCATCATGATGTTCCTTATCTACTGGATTGGAGAGAGCACAGGCAAGCATCGTAATGAAGTCACGCCAAATATCCCAAGAACGATGACGGTTGGTCAGTTGCTTAAATGCTTTGAGAAATTCTTTCTCTGGATCTAAAACCTTTTCAGATTTTTTACCGGCGGGCTTTTTTTGCAGTGGCGTTTCTTCTTTTTTTTTTTCAGATTCCGCCGTTTGTGGAGTCTCTTCCGCTGGCTGTTGAGGTTGAGCAATTACTTTCGGCTTGGTCACTTTTTTACGCTTTTTCTTCTTTTGCCAAAACACGAGTTTCTGCCTCCTCTCGTAGTGCTTTCATTGCTAAATCCATTAACTGCTCAATTTCAGTCGGCAACAATACAATGTCGTACCAGTCATAATCTTCGACACTATTGTTATCCGTTACCCTGGTGGGTGACATCATAACAGTGGCATAAATAGCTTCAGGATGAGCAACTGGATACTCTACGCTAATTTCTGCGGAAATAGCCTCAGGATATAATCCGCCAAGCCATTCTTTTGGAGCAAAGAAATATAATGTCACCGTTTCATACTCATCACTTTTGTACTGCTCATCGAACATGACTTTACTGATGTCAAATTCAAATGTATATCCTTTCATGTTTCTTTTTTTCTCCTTTCGGTTATTAAAGGGAATAAGGCTGTTTCCTCTTACCGTCATAGGCGTGCACACCTAATCGAGACCTTACTGGACATTTAATCAGACATGTACTAAGCTGGCACCTATTCACCTTTAGAAGGGCATCTCCTCAGGACCCTCCGTTTCGGCATACTTTTCAGCGAATTCGTCTTCTTCAATGGTGACATACATCGTCTTAAGGTATGCCTTGACGCCAGTCTTACCATTGACCTCCCAGTTGTAGGGACGGATAGTCAGGTCGACATTGCGGATCTCTGCGAAGTCCAGAGTTCCGATAGACTCCTCATCCAGCTGAGTCTTAGCTCGACGAGTAATCATAATAACCTTCGGGGGAATGTTGTCGAAGCTGACCGCCACCTGAATATAATGGCGAGGAGCCTCGTCCTCATCACGAGGAGCCAGAACACGAACATTCCAGCCATCCGCAATAAGCTTCTGCGCCATATCGGGATCTTCAATGACCACGCAGAAATTGCGAGAGCCAGCACGATTGTACTTGGACTCCTCACCCTTAAAGTTGCGAAAGATAATTCGAGCATTCTCGATGATGATGTTGTCTACTGCTTTGTAAGCCATAATTAGTTTCTCCTTTCAATTTTTGCGTTTATCGCATGGAAATGGACAAGTCCTGCACTCCTCATTGGGAATACAGGACTCGGTAGAATCAGCCGTGCACAAAATATAAATGAACACAGCAATTAACAGAATTAAAATCATAAGCATTACCTCACATCAAACGGAGTAGTATCGTCCTCATGAGGCTCGCCAGCTCCGAACCACGGTGGTGTGTTATCCGAAACATACGGTTCGTCTGCTGCAAAGCGTTCGAAGTCACCATAAACAGACAGAGACTTGATTGCTTCATCTACCATGTTGTTGTAATAACCACGGTCAATGTCACCCTGCTTGTCCAGCTGCTTGACCATCTCGGATTCAAGCCATCTGAAGCCCTTAGAACCTGTAGCAGCAGCATAACCCTTTTCGCCTGTCTTCTTGTTTTCAGTCTCACGAAGCAGGATACCACCTCCGCAGCCAGGCTTAATCGGGCAGAACTGCCCAACTTTTCCGATGAAGTGGTAGTCGTGACCCTTGGCGATTTCGTCCGTTAGTTCTTCGACACGCTCACATTCAGTGGGCATCGGCTCAGTCATGCGTTTAGAATCGGTAATCTGTTTCCACAGTTTATCTCTTTCCGCTTCAAGGGCACTTACATCCGGCAAAGCCTCGTTCATGTCAAGATAGAGCGAGGACGTCACAGATTTCGTCTCACACATGTCCTCGAACTCGATGTTCTCCTTGCTGAAAAGCGTCTTGAAGACATAAGGAATCTGGAACTGAGTGCCAGTCGCCGTCCATGCATACGGATGCTTCTTGTTCTCCTTGCAAATATCTTTTGCGGAGTCGATGTACTTTTTCCCATACAGGTCGCAGCACTTCTCAACCGTAGCATATCGAGCAATATAAACTGCATCGTTCACTAAACACATACGATCATAGGTTGCTTCGTGCTCAAAGTTGTACCCATACAGTTTGCCGTACTCAGTCACAAATTTGATGATCTCAGGCGTTGCGTCTGGAATCTTGATGGAGTCGGTTTTGATGTGCGCTACAGTAAAGCCCTGACTCTGAACAGCGTGTTTGAGGTTGACCATAAACAAGGCCCCTCGTTTGGCAACGATGTTATCCTTGTTACGATTATCTCGGAACGGATTTTCAAATCCGGCTGAGGTCAGACCATATACCGAGTTAATTGCAATCTTCAGAGCCTGCGCCAAATCAGCCGCTGCATTTTCATCAGTCAGGTATTTAGCCAATGCACCGCCCAGCATTTTCTTGGCTTTATCGAAATCCTTATGCTTGATTGCGATACGAGCCTGAAGAATTTCGTTGAATCGCTTTGTGTATTCCGGTCCGAAGAGTTCTTCCGCTACGATACTGCTCGGATGCATGGATGCAATATCCAGCAGAGCAATGTTGCTGTACATGCCGGGTTCAGAATATACATAGCCGCCCTCACCAACTTCTTCGCCCCTGTAGACGGACTTACCGCCCTCGAATGTGTAGCCAGGAAAGATGGGACGATGGTTTTTATCGAACTGTGTGAACTCGTCGTAGTCTTCAAGCCCCATTGTAAACGGAAGATCCGCATTAGGGTCGAAGATTTGACTCTCGTCACCCATGAAACGGTAATTGAACTGATCCTGAGGCTTGCGGTTGTTACCAAATATAATTCTGGTAGTCAGCGAGTTCGTTGTATCATTGACGGACATCCCCGCCACATCTGCCAGAATCTGACGAGCCGTGAAGTCCGCCTTACGAGCATTAAAGGTTGCTTCTGTCGCAATAACATCGTTGTCGCAATACTCAGCAACCTTAGTCCAAAGTTCCTCCGGCACAGGCTTGTCCCAAGGCAGACCAAGTTCCTGATGGTGAATACCCAGTTCAATCTCGAACTTTTTAAGGGACTGCTTCTTACTGGAAAAGTCATACACATCCGTATACGACACATTATAGGCTTCGCCAAAGAAGCAATTTGCGCTGCCGTTGATGATCTTTGTCGAGAGATTATAAAGCTGTTCGTTCGTATACCCCATCAGCCGAGCATAGAGAATATGGTTGTCGTATCGACGGCAGTTGAAGCCAACCAGACGGAATCGCATCAGCTCTTCAATCTCAGTCGGGGTAGGGTTAATCATACGAACCACCGGCTTACCCTCGCCCTCGATTTTCCAGTTCACCAAGAACAGGTTCGGAAATACCTCAACATCATAGAATACGAGCTTGGCATCATCATTTTTTGCTCCTGCTGACTGGTCTGCGGACTTAAACTGCATCTTGTTTACTAACTTGATACAGTAATCCGCTTGATGTGTGCTGCTCGCCGCAAATGCCAAGACAGCATTGCGCATATCAGTCACATCATAATTGAGTCCGCTTGCATAAGCATCCTCAAGAATTTTGTAAATGAAGTCGATACTGGGCTTTGTTGCTGGATGGTACTCCTTGTTCAGATTTCGCTTGATTTGCGTTCTAAGCCCTTTCTCGCTCTTCACTCCTTCAAAATTTATCACTTGTTTTTCTCCTTTCAGTGGTAAACCCGAGTTGATCGTTGCGATAGGCAGATCATTACACTTTGTCAGCTTTCTGCGCAGCGAGCTTTTACCGGTGAAGACCTTCACTTCAATATGATCGTCGTACACTCGGCTGAGCTTGCTGACATCACCGGCATAAATATAATGAAGGTGGATGCCCTGACCGCTTTTGCTGAGTTCAGCATAGGTCGGCGGCCATTTACTCGCTTCTTTGAGATTCAGTTCATACGACTTATTGCCGTCCTTATCCTGAATATCAAAGTCGATAACAATGTGGTTCTCCGGGACTTTCACATAATGCAATCTTGATGTAGTCAAGTCGCTTAGCTTAGTTGAAACTTCATCCCATTTGGAAGTTGGTGTCTCTTTAGCCGAAGCATACTGAGCAGGACAATCTGCGCATTCTCTATCGAAGACCGATTTCTGTTTTAAGAATTCGATCTGTTTATGCTCAGGCTCGTCTTGCTCGGTAAGTGCCTTATCCTCGAATTTTTCGGTTCGAAAGCCAATGTAATAGCTTCGCACACGAGTTCCGTCATCAAGATTGAATCTCTCCTTGTAATCCCGGAAGTAGTTTTTCAGTTCCTCCTTAAATATCCTCTGAGAGAACGGGAATGTAACTTTTGCCTCATCGCAATAGGTTTTATACATCTCCCATGAGGCTTTGAGAGTTGTCCCGTCTTCTTTCTTGAAGACATGGTAAGAATCAATAATGAAGTTATAGAAATCATTAGATGCACCGAGCATCGTCACGGGAATATAATCATCATATCTGCCCGGATTCTCCAGATAGACTTCCTGGCAATGATAAGCAATTGCACCGAGTTCAAATTCGATCTGCTTTGTCACCGCCTTGTATTCCTTGGGACTTAATTTATTTCCGGAAGGGGACACATCGATCAATCGTCTGATAAGACCTGACTTTGCGTCCGTAATCTTGACCGGTTTATTGGTGCCCATGAACAGGAAGCACTTGAAGCGGTTTGCGTAGGTCGATTTGAACTTTTCATTTACTGTCATCAGCTCGTGAGAAACCAAACTATTCAGTCGAGTGTTATCCTCAATACGAGACAGATCACCATCATGCTGAATCGCCACAAGCGGATTCGTCTTGAATGCCTCCAATGCAAAGGAGTTACTGGATGAACCCAGTGCCTTAGCGTCAAAGACCGAGTAATATCCCTCAAAGAGCTGCTGAATAATATTCAGAACCGTAGATTTACCCGTACCTGCTGCACCGTACAGAACCATAAATTTCTGCAATTTCTTCGACTCTCCACAGACAATAGAACCAATAGCCCATTCAATTTTCGTTCGCTCTTCTTCAGAGTAAATTGTGGACATCAACTTATTCCATGCATCCGTGGTCCCTTCCTCAAGAGGATAGTTCAGCCGCTTACTTGCATAGTCTTTTTTGTTTGTCGGAGTATTGGAGAATATAAGTTTCTCATCAAGCATGTGGAAAGAGTCTCGCATCTGCTTTTGACAGTATTTGTGCCACGAATCGATCATTCCGGATTCGGAATCCCACATGTGCAGAACTTTAATACTTGAATCAAAGTTTTTGCGGTTTTCCTCTGCATACTTGTCAAGTTCCCGGTCAATAAGCTGGAGCGCATCTTGCTCATCCGTAGACCATAAACCTCGGTCTTCTAACCAAATGGCATAGAAGTCACCGCCTCTAATCATCAGGTCGGAGCTTTTCTTAATGATAAACTTCGGATAGATTTCTATTACACCACGCTTCGTACTACGGGTCGAAATCATTAAAAAGTCGATCATCGAAGTTCTTTAGTCTCCTTCCGTTTTTCTAAGCTCCTTAATTTCGTTTTTAAGGTTCCCGATCTCGTCACGCATACTGCGAATCTCCAAGTCCTGGATAAGCATGTGCACAGTCATAACCGTGGCGACCATGACGGTGCTGCGATTGAAAGACCTCTGTTTTCTGAGTGTCTTAGCAAACACACGCATCGCAGTTTCGGAGCAGCGAAGACTTCCGAAAATATAACGAATCATTTCATCCATGTTTCTTTTCTCCTTTCATGTCGACAAGAAATTGATCGATCGTTTCAAACTTCCAAGCCTTCGGCTCTCTCAACGAAAATATAAATTCCTGTCCGTTGGTTTTGCGAATTCGAATGCTGTTTTTACCATTTGGGAAGTATTCTTTTACCTCCTTTGCCTGGTCGGGTAAGCATGTCTGAAAAAACCCGTACACTTGCGTATGAATCATGATAATTCTCCTTCATAGGATGCTGTCCAAATACCAATTCATCTGCCACCAGATTTCAACAGTTCTCATGTCATACTTGCAGCGTTCGACGGTAAACAAACCGCCTTCGCCATTTCGCTTGTATTTGCGGTTCATAAATCGAGATATTACATCGTCCGTATACGCCGCATCAAATCGAGAATCACTCATCGACCCTAAACCCAGACTGACAATCATGTTCCAGAACCACTGTCCCATGCGGTTACCGATATCCGGGTCGGTCATAATATGTTCTTCGCAACGAAACGCTAAGGCAATAAGCATCTCCAATACACTGCAAGGGCGGTTATCCAGATAACTGGCAATCATAAGACCCTCGTATTCTTTTTCATAACCAAAACGATACCGGAGGTCTATCCCATCTTCTGCTCGATTTCCGTCCATCGGCAGCATATATTGAAAATCAATATTATGCAGATGACGAAGAAGCTTCTGATAAGACAGCCTCCGGCTATATCGTTCGTTACATACGAGCTGACACATCCACTCAAAATATTCATTGTTCAGCTCAATTTCAGTCATTCGATCCTCCTATTAGTAGTTGGAGCCTTCAGCCACATCGGAGAAAGAGCGATTGTCTCTGAGAATTTCATAATCGCATCTCAGACGGTCGTTACGAATAAAGACCGAATCGTCCTCATACTCTCCGAAATGTTCAGCAAAGTCCTCGCCAACAGTGTCCTCAATATCCTCGACGACTTCATCTTCATCGTCGGCAAGGACTCCGTCACCAGCATAATAGACCAGACTGATCTGCGTGTAATTGTCATTCTCACCATAATTGTCCGGAGAGATGACATAAGGTTCATTGGGCATAGGATCATCCTTTTTTTCTTCAGTATTTTTCTTGCTGTGCTCCGTGTAATTGGTATAGCCCTCTTCCTGAAGCTTAGCAGCATAATTCACCAGGTCGGGTTTCAGCTTGGCAATATCTGCCTTATGCTGATTTTCCTCCTGCTTTTCATTGCTCTTTTCATTCTTGGCAATATTAGTGTTTACGGGCTTTCTTTCGGCAAATGCCGCTTTCACAGAATCAATCTCTTCCTGTGCAATCTGCTCGTAATACTGTCTAAGACAAAGCCATGTCGCTGCGGCGCCTACCGTGGCTCCAGCCAGAAACATAGCGAAACCGGTTTTACTCATCTTCGTATTCCTCCTCGTCAGTTTGAATTGTAACAACAGTAATGGCGAGACCTCCGAACAGCAATGCTGCACTCAGAAGAATCCCGCCAGTAATGTGTCTTTTCCGCCGACTGTCCAACATGGCATCAACGGTTGAGATGAAGTCATCCAGAATATCCATCATTTACTCCTTTCCACCAGAGAGAACAGCAATGCCTCCTACGAGACAAAGCCCTGCCATAGTGGAAAGAATGTACGAAAACAAAGCTTTCATTTTATGTTCTCCTTTCAGTCATAACTCGAAAAGTAGTGACAACACTCCTGAAACAAAGGCTCACCATACTTGCTGTATCCTCCGGCCATGAAGAACACACAATCGTAATTTGTCCGTTCCAAAAGTTCTTCTTTTACCAACTCAACAATCTCAGGTATGACATAACAACGGTCAATCCTGCTGTTCCACATCACGCTGAACTGATTGGGTTGATAAATAACGTCGTACACAGTGTCCGGGAAAGATGGATGGTCAATACGGTTAAGAATTGTATCAATGACCAAGCGTTTTCCCAGTTCTGTTTCTCCTTCAGCTTCACCCATGGTTACGAGTGCTATGAGGTCGATTTCTTCTTGTGTAAGAGGATAGTCCGGCTCATTCTTCACCTCAGGTGTTAAGTTAGGAGATTCCATCAGAAGATCCGCCATAATCACTGGCTCTGCCTCCGCAAGAACCGGATAAGATTGCTTGATCTCCGATGTTTCTTTATCTGTAGAGCGAACCACACCGCATACTGTAAAACCAACAAAGAATATCATGCAGAGAACGGCGGCTATCGCTCGTGGTTTGATGCGCATTATTAAAACTCCTTTACATTAAAAATATCACCCCCAGTCCAAGTCTGAAGGTGGTTGATTACATCTTTTCCCAGATGTTACCCTCAACATTGAAGTCGAGCAGAAGCGCCGGCTCATGGCGACCATCCTCGGTCTCACGCTCTACCTCAACGATGCGGAAATTAACATAGCCGTCCGGACCATCCTTTGTCCAACCGACAATCTGACCAGCAGGGGTACGAGGAAGATCCAGATCATCCAGAACCTCATTCAGGAAGAGGTGACCACGGGTCTGAAGCTTGTCGTTTGCAAATGCCTGCTGTGCCTTGAGGAACATGCGGTTGTAATCGGGATTGGTTTCGTAGTTGCGGCTCTTGCTGTCGAAATATACAGCATAATCGCTCTGGAGATTAGGATCAGCGACCATCACGGTCTTCTTAACCTTCTTCTCCTTGCCGGTCTCAGGGTCAACTTCGATTTCCTCGAATTTCTTCGCCTTGATGCCATACTTCAGTTCGGTATCGACCTGCTCTCCGAAGCGCTCGATGACACGACCGCGATATTCCTTGAAGCTCTTATCAATAGCGGCATAGGCAGCGCCAAGAGCTACATTGCGCTTGCGAAGAATATTGTTGGATGCCAGAATGCTGGTGATGGACAGAGTGCCGAGAATAATAGCAGGAGCATAAAGCTTTGCGAGCTTCATTCCGGTCTGGGCATAGACAACAACCGTGTCCTTCTTGCCGTCCTCAGTCGTATACTCCTGACCGTTGATTGCACCGGTTTCCATACCTTCATGAATGGTGTCGAGAGTACCCTTAGTTTCATCGAGAATCTCTGCTACCTTAGTGGTAGCCTTGCAAGCGAGAACGGCACTTACGACCGTACCGGCAATACCAGCCATAACGAGAATCTCGGGGCTGTGCTTCTTGAGCTTCATAACGGCCTTGGAAGCAACGCCGTTCACGCTCTTCATAATTTCAGTTTTATTTTTCATGGTTTGTTATTCTCCTTTTCAGTTTTTAGAGTTGATTTCAGCACCACAGGCAGCGTATCCAGCCAAATCGACATAGCTGTCGTCCGTAGCCGTTCCTGTCCTGATTCGTGCGATCTTAAGAAGCGCCATCATCATGGCAACATCATTTGCGGTAAATTCAACGCCTTTATAGACGCTCCAGAAGCCTGCAATAGCAGTGAAGTTATCTTCCGGAGAGCCGTATTCGTTCTCTCTCTGCCCACATACGCAAGCCTTTGCTTTATCGAGAGTCTCAGATCTGGTCATCATCTGCATCCTCCTCATCTGTAGAAATAAACGGAATATAGTCACGCTTACGCTCCTTAGCAATTACCTGACAGCCGCACATCGGGCAATCAAATGTGTCATATAAACTTTCTTCGGCAGTAGAGCCAAAGGCAACTGCCAAACCAGTCTTTCCGTTATCACGAGCAATATAATGTCTCTCGATAATGGCATTGAATTTAGTGCCACAAATTTTGCATTCAAGCATTATTTTTCTCCTTTCAATTCAGCGGGATAGCACGAGGCAGTTTCAGAATATAACCATCTCGAACTCGTACCGCAGTTGCACCGCCAATGTTTGTCCAACCGTAGCGGTTCATAGTGAAATTATCATTGGGAACACGAGCGAGATCATAGAAATCGGACACGCTCACCGTTCCGTACTGACTGATAATATCGTTCATTGCATCGAGAACCGCTTCTGCATCTCCACGAGTATCGAAGAGAATATCATCATAGTCAGGTGTATTGCGTCTATTGCCGACGGAACCTGCACGCACTCTGTCTGTGCCTTGATCGTAGTAGTTCCGATAAGACACCTTAGATGCCGTTCCGTTTTTCTTGCTGCGACCTGCCTCGCCGTACAGAATCATGTCAATACCGGTAGTGACAATGTCAGAAATCGCTTTCTTGACAGCAGGCACAATGACCTCCATCAAAATATAAGATTTGACATTGTTTGCATCTTCTGCAATAAAGACATCTGCGAATTTTTGCATCTCGCCTTTTTTTCGAGTTTTTGCAGCCCCGGTAATAACCGCCTCGACTTTCTTTTCTGACTGTTGCTCCTGACGAGCCTTATCAGAATTAGATTTGTAATCTTCCACTGGGTGATCTCCTTTCTTATGCCGGAATCAGCTTACCGGGCAGAGTAATTTTTGTGTTCGGCATCAAGCCGTTTTCTTTTTTATATCGATAGGCGAGATTGCTCTTCGCTTTCGCTTCCGTCGGAGCAACAGTAGTTGCCTTCCAACGATGCTGAACGCAATCATCGAATCGCATAACAGGACCGTCATATTGATACTGCTGCATATTTTTTCCTCCTTTCGAGAGATAAAGAAAAAGGAAAAGCACCTTGTTACAGGTACTCTCCCTTATCCGAACTTCTCAAATTCGCATTTTCAGTTGTCTTCAGTGACAACATCGGATTCTTCCAAGATAACCGTCTTCTCCTCAGCAGCCATCTTCTTCTGCTCGATCTGGGCTTTGATGTTTGCAATTACCGGCTTTGCTACATACTTGTAGACGACCACGCCTACAACTACGCTCAAGCCGATACCCGCAGCAATCTTTACGCCCTTGCTCAAGCCAGCGTTCTCGATAACCTCTTCGGTAGCTTCAACGACCTCGTTGTTCATAATCTCATTGTTGTTCATTGTGAAATCTCCTTTCAAATGTGTGAAATTGTGGAATGTTCTTCCATTAAATAAGTTGTAAATTTCGCGCGGTAGCTTACTGGTAGTCATAAACCGGAGCAACCTGATAATCAATCACCAGGCAGGGGGTACCGTTTGCATCCAGCTGCGATGAGAATGCAAGATCAATGTAACCCTTATCGATGTTCCATCCGAGCATATCGCCCATCTTAGTTCCATCCAAACCGAGTTCGTAGTAGAAATCGTTCAGCGTGACATACATTTCGTCACGCATCTGACGATTCAGTTCATTCATGACCCGGGTGATTTTGTCTCTGTCAGACTTGAAATATCGTCCAGACAAGACATCATAGCAGATCGTGTTGCCGCCGCTTTCAGTGAGAATCACTTCTCGAACAGGGTTCTTAACCATCTTGTCTTTCGACACAGAGTCTCGAATGGACTGTTCCTTTTTCTCACCAATTGTCTCAACGACTTTTTCCTGATACTCCTTCAAAGTAGACTCTGAAAGGGTATACGCCGTTGCCAGAGCAGCATTCCGACGAAGATTAGTCGAGCTTGCTCCAATCAGGCAGAAGACAGAGATGGCGCCTACAACGGCTGCCGGAATATAACAAGGCCAAGCCGTCTTGATGATATCCTTCGGCTCAAGTCTGTCCGTATCCAGCTCATCTTTTTTCTCTTCAAGCAGAATCAGAGCTTTTGGTGTTGCTTTTACCGCCATAACAGTGGTGGTAATCATGCCGGCAATTCCAATACCGGTGAGAATTTCCGGACTATGTTTTTTCATTGCCGTCCGTACACCTTTGGCAATGCTTGCTAAACTTTGTTTAGGCATGATTTTCTCCTTTCGGTTAAACAAATAGTAGGCTTAATTCTTCAGCTGTTTCGACTGCACTCTGAAATATAAAGCTACGCTGCTCGTCCTCGCCGTAACAAGCATACATAGCCATCTCGAACATGAAATTTTCGATGACGGTGATTGGATCATCGAAAGGCTTGTCCAAGATTCGATGACAGATTTCATATGCAGCCCATTGCTGATATGACCTTTTTCTGAATTCATACTTTGGCCATGTGAAGGATGGGCTGAACAGATGCTCACCAACATATCGTTGGATAATCGAAACAGCCGTGCTTGCATCACACATATCGTTCAAATAAAGAAGAGCCCTTGTTAGGACTCCTCATCTTCTTCATCGCTAAGTGCGGCAAGCTTCTCATTGATGCGTTCATCAATTTTTTCTTCCATCTTCTTCTCGTTCACCCAGTCAGTGAGGAGCGTAGTCCCCATACCTACTGCGGTAGCGACAAGACCAAGGATTTTAACCAATTTTGCATTATTCATAAAGCGAAACCTCCTTTTCGTTTTCATAAAGTGAAATGTATTTTTTGCGAACTTACAGATCTTCCATCCACTCAGCTGTAGGCTCAAAAACCATGTCAATAACATATATCTCCATGCCGTCATCCAAAGTGAGTCGGTGATGGTTAAAGTCGATCCAATAAATATCGCCATTACAGCTTGACCATCCTACGGCATCTCCGAGTTCAGTCTTTTCAAGTCCGAGAAACTCGTAAAAATCATTTAGGGGAATAACGCCTGCAAACATGAAATTGCGGTTCAGATGGTACTCAGCCTGAATGACCTTTTCGATGGTTGACTCAAAATATCTTTGCGAAAAGCTATCGTAAAAAGTGCGGGAGACTTCTGGTTCCATACCTTCACCAAAATCGAGGGAAGAATCGTACCAACCTCCATTAGCAGAGATGCTGATGTCCTTGCACTTTTCTTTGGCGATAGAATCTATGATGGCATTATGAGCTTCTTCGCCATAGAGTTCTTTCAGCTTGCCCTTATACTCCTTATAAGAACTTTGGACGAGAGCATACGCACTTGTTAGTGCTGCCTGTTGGCGTCGATTTAAGGCATTGGCACCCATAATGCAAGCGATAGTAGAAGCTCCAAATGCCACTGCCGGAATATAACATTTCCATGCAGCGATGAACGCCTCTTTCTTGGTGTACGCATATGGATCGCCATCATGCTTTTTGCGACTGTCTGCATAAACTAACGCTACTGCTCGTGGGGTCGCTTTGGCTGCTGCAATTGCCGTGACTACCACACCGGCTGATGCTACACAAGACAACGCAACAGGTGAGTATTTCCTGATGCAAAGCCCTGACTTATGCAGCAACTTTTGAATTGCTTGGTTTTTGTTCATGTCTTTTCTCCTTTCATGTTTTTTGTTATTCCATAGCCCTTAATAGGTCTAAAATGTTCGCTGCCATTTCACTGGCAGATCGAAACATAAGACTTGTGTTTGGATTCACCCTCGCATACTTAGCGGTCTTCATCATAAATTCATGCGTGAGCTTACAGAATTCATCAATAGACCCTTCTCTTCGAGGGTAAATCTGTTCGGCGATAAAATCTCTGAGCTCGTCGACAGCCCATTGTGAGTAACTCGCTTTTTTATAATCTTCAGCCCATTTACCAAACAAAGGCGGCAGCCAAGCGTCCATGCGGTACATGTCATACAAGATTAAATCAAGCTGATCGATGCTCATGTCTTTTCTCCTTTCATGCGAAAATAAAAAGCAAGAGAGACTGTATCGGATTCGAACCGACGACCTCCACGGAAGTGTGGCGCTCTACCAACTGAGCTAACCCGTCTCTCATAATAAGACTTGTAAATTTCGCGCGGCAAAAGAAAAGAGCCGTTGTTAGCAGCTCTTTTCAAGTTTTTACAAACCAATACTTTTCAGGATTTTAGTAAGTTCATCTTTCTCAAGATCGGCATCTATATCTAGATGAACATGTGTCTTTCCGTCAACGACTGTGGCTTTTACCTCATTCAAATTCAGTTTTACATCATAACCAAATTTCTTTCGGATTGCCAAACTCGCCAATTTCGAGATAATGCTCGTAGTGAATTTAGAACCAATTTTCATTTCGTCCATGCTCCTTTTACTCCTTTCGAATAGCATCGTTTTTCATAATAGGAGTTGTAATTTTGGCGAAAAGAAAAGAGCCGTTGTTAGCGGCTCAATCCTCAATAAATCCAGTTTTCTTTTGCAAAGAACAACGGTATTGCGATAAACGCAAAGAATACTAATGCTGTTGCATCTTTGTCGATAAGTACCGGTAAGTACCCACAAATAAGTAATACTATAGCATATAGCTTGTTCTT